GACTCAAGTGGTCGAATGGGACTGGGAACAAACGCACCTGATGGTTATGATAATGAAGCAGAAAATTTTGTTGTTGCTTCAGCAGACCATACTGGAATAACTATTGCAAGCACTGGAAGCAACAAGAGAAATAATTTATATTTTGCAGATGGAACTTCAGGTAATGCAGCATATCGTGGTGCAATTACATATGATCATAATATTGATGATTTATATGTAAGAACAGCAGGTGCAGAAAGAATGAGGATTCTTGGAGATGGAAGAGTTCTTATAAACACATCTGATGGTGCTGCATTCTCATCAAGAAAATTATCGGTTGCAGATGTATCTTCTGGTGGTACAACCGCTATAGAGATAAGATCTGCCACAAATGGTTCTGGAAGATTATATTTCACAGATAGCACAAGTAGTGGTGACGCTGGTTCTTACGCTGGAAAAGTTTTTTATGATCACAATACTGATTATATGGCATTTTATACAGGAGGTGGCACTAATACTCCCGGTGAGCGTATGAAAATTGATGCATATGGTAGAGTTACAACACCAAATCAACCATCATTTAATGCTTATATAAACGGATTTACTAGTGAGAGTGCCAATACGGGAATGCAAGTAATGCCATTCAATACAACTAATACAAATATCGGTGGTCATTTCAAAACATCAGGATCAGATCAATATAAATTTGTAGCTCCTGTTGCTGGAAATTATTATTTTTCACTATCACAAAACCATTCAGCAAGAGTTGATACAAGAATAGTAAAAAATGGAGTAGATTATCATGGTGGTGAGTCTGAAACTACTAGTCAGAATTGGTGGGATCATCATCATTTGTCTTGTGTCATACCTTTAGCAGTTGGCGATAAGGTTCATTGCACCACTAACAATCAAGATGGAGGTTCAAAAAGAGCATGGAACTCTGGATATTGGGAAAGTTTTGCTGGATTCTTGATTGGATAATCTATAAATAAAAAAAAGATATGGCACTAACAAAGTTAACAGATATAAGAAAATCTCTAAGTGTTGAGGTTGAAGACTTAAAGGTAAATGGTATTACTACATTTACTGGTAGTGTTTCGATTGGTGGTACACTTACATATGAAGACGTAACGAATATAGATTCAATAGGAATAATCACAGCAAGGTCTACAGTTTCAATTGCCGACTCAATAGTTCATACTGGGGACACGAATACTTCAATAAGATTTCCCGCTGCTGATACATTTACAGTAGAGACAGCAGGTGTTGAAAGACTTCGCATCGCATCAGATGGTAAAGTTGGTATCGGAACTGATACTCCTAATGGTGACTTGCAAATTCGTGCAGGTGCAAATGCTAGTTTCAGAGTTATTGCAGATCCATCAACTAGTGGACTATTTGTTGGTAACTATGGTAGTGGTGATGGGTATAGATCATTATCATTACTTGGTTCTGATGTTCGTCTCTATACAATAACTGCAGGAGCATTAAGTGGTGCACAAGAAAGAGTTCACGTCGACTCAAGTGGTAATGTCCATGTAGGTTTTAATGGAGAGAGTTTATATTTCCAGAATGGATTTAATAACAGTAATGCTAGAATACAAAATGCTGGTTCAACTAATAATTCAAACTTAAGATTCTTAACAAGAAGTTCTGGAACTGAAGGAGAAAGACTTCGCATCACATCTGATGGTAATTTAAATATTGGTGGCAATTTCTCGGAGACATCTCATCCTCTTAATGTAAGTCATTCAACTAAACCATCCTTTGCTCTTCACACAGGCACAACACTACGTGCTGATCTAAGTGCAACTACTGGTATAACCAGTATTAGAAGTTATGCTAACAGTCCATTTACCATAAACATTGGTGGTTCTGGAGAAACTGAAGCACTTCGCATCGACGGAAGTGGAAATTTGGTTACTGGTGCTCAAACATCTCCAACCTCTTCTGATAATGGAAATATTTACATCAAAAATGCTGCTGCTATAGGAGCAGTTAGTCATCAATTAAACTATGTAACAAATGCTGTATTTAACAGTGCTTGGAAATACATTACCAGTAGTGTAGGTGCGACAAGAATAGTAGTAAATCAAAGTGGATTCCAATTTGATACTGCTGCAAGTGGTACAGCAAATAATAATATAACATTTTCAAACAGATTCAATATTTCTAATGCTGGTGCGATTGGAGTTGCTGGTGCATACGGAACATCAGGTCAGGTATTAACAAGTGCAGGTTCTGGATCGGCACCTACTTGGGCAACACCTTCTGCTGGTGTAACGATAGCAAATAATGCTGATAATAAAGTTATCACTGGTGGTAGTGGAACAAATTTAAATGCCGAATCAAATGTTTACATTGATTCAAATGGTAAGATGTCTCTTGGAGCAACAAGTGCCGATAGAATTCTTGACATTCATCAAAGCAGCACAAACGCATATCAGGTAACAGGTTTTAGTGCAGCAGACAATTCATTACTTCGTATTCATAATCCATCTGGTACAGATAATAGTGGAGTAGGGTATCACACAGGATTAGAGTTTGTTGTTGCAAGTGGTGCAAATAGTTATGGTCAGTTAGGATATGTTAGAACTGGAAATAATATTGGTGATTTCTTCTTTAAACATAGAACAGGTGGTAGTACTTATAGAGAAACTCTTCGTGTTAAATCAGATGATACTATTTTATTAGGTGGATGGAATCAAACTGGTTCTGTAAATTCTAATGTAGTACGTGAAGCAGTAAAAATAAACTGTTCAACAAGTGATGGTTATGATAGTAGACATCTTTTGACTATCGGACAAACAGAAGGTAACTGGTTACAAGGAACTAGTGGTGGTGATAGTTCTTGGGGATTAATGTGGCATTATGCACCCTCAATAAGTGCAACCAGAGAGTTAAGAGCAGGTATTGCTTACGATCATTCTAATACAGAACAATTAAAAATATGGTCATCTTATGGTTCTATTGCTTTCTATCAGGATTTGGCTAACGGTGCTAGTGAAACTGCAGAAACTTGTGATACTAAACTTGCTGAATTTGATACCAATGGTTCTTTTGTTCCGGGTGCAAACAATGCAAGAGATTTAGGAACAAGTTCATTAAAATGGAGAAATATCCATGTCATGGATATGCACTTTAGTAATGATGGTGGAGATCCAAACTGTGTGGATGGTACAACAGGTAACTGGACATTGCAAGAAGGAGAGAACGGAATTTACATGATAAATAATAAAAATGGTAAAAAATACGAAATGATGTTGAAGGAGGTTCAGTAATGCCTGTAATTTTTGATAACGGAACACGATTTCATGGTGTTGTGGATCATCCACAACAATTATGGGACGGTGGTGATACATCTGGTGTTTATAAATTTAATACTCCAGATGGTGGAGTACAAGATGGATATTTTTTAAGATGTTCAGGTACTTCTCAAGGTGGAGATCAAGGTTGGGTTCTGATAGGAAGATATGCTGCAGATGCCAGTAGCACTATCACTAGCACGATAAATTCTGTAAGAGGGTTAGATGATGTAAGCACAGGTGGAACGAGTTATTGGTCTGCTGACTGGGGAACTTTTAAACCAAAAGAAATAAGATTTCTAGGTCATACAAATGCATCTGATATTATGGGCAATCGCACAATCGATTGGATATATCGTTGTGTAAATTTAAATCATGAAGGAGATCAAAGGTATCATCCTCAGTTATGGGAGTGGATGTTGAATGCAAACCACGGTGATAATCAAGATGGTACGAATAATCAAACTGGTAACACACAAACATTTAGAACTACAGCGATAAGTGATAGTAAACAGGGAGTGAGAGTTGCAGGAGCAAGAGATGGAAGAGGTAGGTGGGATAATAGAAATTTGACTTCAATTCGTATATCTGATAACTCTGGTAGTAATTACATGAGACCGGGTGGATTTTCAAAACCAACAACTAGCATGTGGTATTATCATGCTGCTCAAGATGCGAAGTGGGCTGTGAGTGCGACTGATAGCACTTGTGGACAGGATACTGACTCATCAGCAATGGTTGGATGGGATGACAATAATAGATGTTTTTATGATGAGGGTACAGGTAATCGTGGTCAGAACTCAAATCATAGACCATATAGTAGTTGTGTTTTAGTTTTTATGAGGTAACATGAAATATAATAGAGAATTAAATTTAATAGAATACACTTCAAATACTGGAATAAGTACAACACATTATATCCGAAAACATGATATAGCAGATGCAGCGATATCAATTGGTGCTGGCACGACTGAGTGTCTTTTTACATGGGATGGTATAGATTATAGTGGAATGACTTGGTTGACATCTTTTAACCCAACAGAATCTGAATTAAATCAAAAAGTAAATGAATTAGATAAATCTGAGGCCCTCAAAATATTAAGGATTGAAAGGAATGAAAAATTAATTGACACTGATTGGGTCGTCATAAAATCAAATGAAACTGGTGTTCCTGTTTCAGATAGTTGGAAAACTTACCGTCAGGCACTTAGGGATTTACCTTCGACATCATCTCCAAACTTGACAAGTACAGGTTACTTAGACTATACTTCATTTACATGGCCAACTGAACCTTCGTAGGTAATGAATAGTAATTATGTAAAAATTGAGAAACCAAATAATTTAAAAACAAAAAGATATATTATTGATAATGTTCTACCAGAAATGGTTTTTGATAACATTTCATCATTTGTGATGGGAAGTAATATATTTTGGAATTTGATTGTGGGCACTGTGAATGAGGGTGAGAGTGATGACTGGAGATTTACAAACGCAGTTTATCATTCAAAGTCTGGATTCACTAGCAATAAATTTTCACAGTTTAGTCCTATATTTGATTTTTTACACATACAAAATTTAATTACTGTCAAGTTAAACTGCGACATATACACCAGAACACCAGAGCAAAGGGAATTTCATACCGATAATGTTCTCTTTAGTGATTTTGCTTTTACATCAATACTATATTTTAATGATTGTAATGGTAAAACTATATTCGAGGATGGAACTGAAATAGAATCAAGAAGAAATAGAATGATTATTTTCAATTCTCATCAAAAACATGCTGGTATATCTCAAACAGATCTTCCTAGAAGATATTTGATGAATATTAATTTTCAATCAACTGAGATACCAATTGGGAAAGAATTTTAATGTTTGATAAGATAATATTTTATGACAAAATTTTTACCGAGGATGAGTTTGTAAAAATTAATCATTCAATACACACTGATTGTTGGATTAAAAATCCCGATTCAGATAATGCAAACCGAGATGTATATGACTCAAAGTTTATTGTTAAAGAAAATTTACCTCGCATACATGATATAGTACATGCGTACTTAAATTTTATACACCCAGTTCAATCTAAGTTTCTTAAATTTTTTACATCCAACCAATTTTTTTACAGTTTAAAGTTTGCTAGATATAATGTAAATGATGAATTTAAATATCATGTTGATGAATTATCAAAAGATAATTCTGAAAGGGTCGTGTCATCAATCACATATTTAAATGATGATTTTGATGGTGGCGAAACAGAAATCATGGGTGAAATTATTGTACCTAAAAAAAATTATACTTTAATTTTCCCATCAAATTGGTCTTTTCTACATAGAGGATTGAAGGTAAAATCAGGTATTAAAAAAATAATGGTAGTTCATTTCTATGCAAATATGAATAGGAGTTTATTGTGACAGATTTTATAGAAATTTATGATGATGCTCTATCATCTGATGATTGTGATTACACTGTGGAGATGATAGATAAACTTCCAAAAAGGAGAGTTAATGAGAATCAAAAGCATGGTACAAGACATAAGAAGGATGTATATTATGTTGAAGATACTTTCTTAGTTGAACCATCTCCTCATGCAGTGGCAATTAACAATGCTCTTAGCAGATGTATTAACAAATATGTAGAAAAACATCATCAATTAAAAAGAACAGATTCATCTTGGCAAGTTGATAATAGTTATTGTTTACAAAAATACGATCCAAACATGGGTTATTTTGTATCACATGCTGAAAATCAAGGATACTGTCATCACAGTATTAGAAGAATGCTTGTTTGGATGATCTATTTAAACACTGTTACAGATGATGGAGGTACATATTTTGAAAATTACGATAAAACAATTAATGCAGTTCGAGGAAGATGTGTAATTTGGCCAGCGTTTTGGACTCACTTTCATAATGGTATTGTAAGTAAGACTCAAACTAAATATATTGCCACTGGATGGTTTATGTATGATCGAATACCAGATTCAAGAGATAAGACATCAAAAGGATCTTTATTTGCTGACTTGTTTCAGAATCCATACAACTTGACAGGTTCCGTATAATACATAGTAAAAAGAAAAAAAATATGTTCAAAGCACTAATCACTGAGTTTCCTTTAACTGATGTTCCTGTGGAAAGAACTGTCACTGAGGAAAAAATTCGGAAGTATACTTACTCGAAAGATGAAGTGGATGTGCTAATCTCTGCTGCTGTAGAGAAAGCAGTCGATGAAGCACGGAAGATTGATGAAGAGTCAATGGCAAAGCATAACCGTGATGCAACTGTCCTCAGTATGATTCTAGGATTCACAACTCTTGCATTATTTGTTGACGGTTTGTTAAGAGTTTTAGGTATTATTCCACCATTTATGGATTTAGATGTTAATATATTAGAAAGAATAGTCGATAGAGTCGAAACTGATGTGGTTGATAAGATCAGACAAGTTCCGATTCAAAAAATATTTCAACGATAA